CATCCATCAACACTTCCTAAATTCCTCAATAAACAACCTAGGTTTATTTGAGGTTGCCAAACTCCATTGACATTCACTGGGGAACGTTTTACAAACTGGTGTCGTCCCATCACACCATCAGTCGCTTCGACTGTAACTTCATGACCACATGAAGCTGCTCCGTTAACAATGGCCTGCTCTATAGGCTCACCATTAACCCAATATGCGAAACAAGCTAAATAATTTAACATGTTCGCATTGTGGTTGAGGATTGTGGTTAAGGTGGTACCAGAACCTTCAAATGGACCATCAAATTTAACCGTGATTTTCTCCGAGGGATCACCAGGATTTACTATCTCTAACGGTAATAAACACTGCTCAACCAACCCACATGCCCGTCTAGAATGGAAATTACCCATTTCTGCCATGACCATCACAAATGCTGGCAAATCCTGGGAACTATCATTGCTAGCGATATCTACATTAAAGCCAAATGAACCACGATGATCATATACGCTACAGCAACTATCATCAGAGAAGATTATTGCTGTCATCGTGTTATGTAATGAATAACCAGCATGTAATTCAGTGAACAAGGTACTTAGGCTATCTGGATGATGTTTAGCCATAACAAATAATCGCAGTGTGTAACCATTGAGGTGAAAATAATAAACCCCATCCAAACACATTTTAACATACTCGGGTAATTCATTGGCATACATAGCACCACCCCCATAAGTAACAAAAAGACGGGGGGCCTTATTAGGTTTAGCTAACTCCATCTTTATTTGACTCTCCATTTTCCGGACCATAAGACCAGAGTCATCGTGTAGAAGCTCGCGATTAACATACTCAGCTCGGAGCAACCTTTTAATGTGAGGAACTAAAGCGGTAGCAGAACGTGGAAGAAAAGGTTCAAAGAATGTCAAAAAACCATTATGTACACCTGCATAAGCCCACGTAGTGATGTTTTGGCACTTATCCATTATGTGTGTAATAACGTCTCGTTGGCATCGGCTTACTATCTTATGACAATTTGAAACGGCAAAATCTTGTCCTATGTCAACATATGGATTATTTTGTAATGGGTTCCTTACACCTAACATACTGGTATATGTTTGCTGGTATGCACTGTGAAAACCAACCTGATCATATGCGCATGCTGCCAACATGTCATATATTTTTCTTCCTAAAGATACAGAATTAGTTCGTAATGCTAACTCATTAGCACGTGCACCGAAAACCCTCTTCATACCTTGGTTCATATTATTTGAAGACTTACAAAAACGATGAAAGACCCCCTGATTAGTTCCAACCAAACTAAAATAAACAGTACGAAAAGTACGTTTAATGGGGTTTTGTTGATTAAAAATTACTCGGGTACCACGAGGATATAGAGCTGGATCAAATGGAATACCTCCAGTTCTATTAAGGACCCTACAATCAAGCCTATGTTGAAATTGTATGAAAGGAGATTCAACATCAACAATCTCTATGGGTGTATGTAATTCAGATATTACTCCAAGCTCAGTGAAAAGGTTAAGCCTCCCATCATCACCGATACCGATAACTTCACCATTATTTGTAATTCTTTCAGATGTAGTTGTCCTACCAAAGGTCAAACTAAAGATTCGATGCACTCTATGAGCATGGTATTTAGTTAATTCAGCACAATGAAGATCATTATAACCTTCTTTAGCTAATAGAGCCG